TAGATACTTATTTGTATCTGTCTAAATAGGTTAGAAGAAATTTATAGTAAGAAGGTAAAATGCCTCTATCAAGATTAGAAAACTTTCTGAAGAACGCAGAGGGAAATATACTATATGTTAATCCCAGTGACTTCGATGCTACTGACAGCATAGAAAATAGAGGTAATTCTCAAACAAGACCCTTTAAAACCATTCAGAGGGCACTGATTGAGGCTGCAAGGTTCTCATATCAAACTGGTAAGAACAACGATAAGATAGACAGAACTACCATTCTGGCATATCCTGGCGTACACTACATTGACAACAGGCCTGGATTTACTGTCACAAATAATGGTGGTAACGCAGAATTTAAACAAAGAAAGAACGCTGGATATGAAGTAACATCATTGACTCAGTTTACAACAGAGAGTAACTTTGATGTATTAGACCCTAACAACGAATTATACAAGTATAATAGTACCGAAGGTGGTGCTATCATGCCTCGTGGTACATCTATTATTGGTTTGGATCTTCGTAAAACCAAACTAAGACCACTCTTTGTTCCAGATCCACAAAATGAGGAGATGCAATATGCTGGTATTCTTAGGGTTACTGGTACTTGTTACTTCACCGCTTTCACTATATTTGATGCAGACATCACCAAAACTGCATACTATGACTACGACAGCAATACAAAGACTCCTTCATACTCTCACCATAAGTTAGGAACATTCACTTATGCTGATGGTATCAACAACGTACTGATTGATGGTACAGATACTGGATTGACTGACCTTGATATGTTCTACTTCAAGGTTGCAAAGGCATATGGAGACTCATCAGGTAGACCAGTTGGTGATTACCCAACATTTGATGACTTTGAACCCAACGTAGATGAATTTAGAATCGTTGGAGACTTACAATCAGACCCAGTTGGTGTTACATCTATCAAGGCTGGTGATGGTAACACTCCAAGTGCAACTATTACAGTCAATACTAATAAGGCACATGGATTATTCAAAGATACTCCTGTCTTAATCACTGGTATTACTACTGCTATTACATCTTATAATGGTTCATTCCTTGTAGATCAAATATTAAGTCCTACTCAGTTTACGTTTGAGACTTCAAATATTCCAGGCAATGCTCTACCTACTGCACAGGAAATACAGAACTCTAGTGTTATTGTAGAGTCAGACACAGTTGGATCTGCTTCTCCATATATCTTCAACGTATCACTCCGTTCAGTATTTGGTATGAATGGATTGGATTGTGATGGAGACAAGGCAACTGGTTTCAAATCTATGGTTTGTGCTCAGTTCACTGGTATTTCAATTCAGAAAGACGATAACGCCTTCATTTTATATAATCCCACTACTGCAATCTTCAATGATACGACAACAGTAGCAGAGTCAGAGAAACCACTACACTCTAACTCAAGGGCGATATACAAACCGAATTATGAAACCTCACACATGAGGACTAGGAATAATTCTGTTATCCAGTTGGTGTCTGTTTTCGCTATTGCATATGCTAGACACTTCCATGCAGAACGAGGCGGTGACGCATCAATCACCAACTCTAACTCTAACTTTGGACAGACTGCTCTTGAGGCTAGAGGTTTCCGTCCAGAGTCATTTGATAGAGACGACGTAGGTTATATCACACATATCATACCACCAAGAGAGATAGTAAGAGAGGACTCTACTGTATCTTGGTTAACTATTGATACCAGAAAAACTATTGGTGTTGGTGTTACAGATAGATTCTATCTCTTTGGATATGACAACGAAGAGATTGTTCCACCACATGAGATTGACTCATTTAAGGTTGGTGCTAGAAAAGATGATAAGTTATTCCTAAGTTTAGTTAATACTTTATCTGGACAGGCTGTACAGGAAACTTATGAATCACCTATCTTTATGCAAGTTCCTAGTGGTATTGGAACTTCATCAGTAAAAGAGTATGAGGTAATTAGAAACTCTGGTGTCAACGCCATTATTTCAAACGTACTTCAATTTAAAACTAATCATCAATTAGTAAATGGTGAAAAGATAAGAGTATTCAGTAACACAGGTGAAACTCCAAGTGGTATTATCAATGACAAGATATACTTTGCCATATCTGGTGGTACACTTGCTGCGGATAGAATACAGTTGGCATCTACATTTAACGATGCTGTTGCTCGTAGACCTATCACTGGTATCTCTAATGGTGGTGGTAAACTATCAGTTAGATCAACTGTATCAGACAAGACTCCTGGCGATCCAGGCCACCCAATGCAGTATGATGAGACGACTTATACCATTAATAATGTTCAGAATACAGTTGGTGGTTGGTATTTAACTGCATCTCCTAGCACTGCAACTAATACTATATTCCCTGCCCTTAACACTATTGGTGTGGGTGTTATTGGAGAAGAAACAGGTACTACATTCCTCAAGAGAAGAGTAGATAACAGATCATTGCTTGATAGAGTTTATAGAGCAAGATATGTTATACCAAAAGAACATACCAATGCTCGTGCTCCGAAGCCTGGTTTCATTCTACAGGAATCTAAGACAGTTGGTGTAGGTAGTGCATCATTCTTGAGTGCAGACTTGAGTAACCCAACTCAACTTAAGAACGTCAAGATTATTAAGACCGCATCTTACAATGCTAATACTCTTACATATACAACAGAAGAACCACACAGATTACAACCAAATGATATTGTAACTATCAGGAATATTTCCTCTGTAAACAACAGTACAGCAGTTTCTAAGTTAGGATACAATGGAGAACACCCTATAGCTGATGTTACATCAACTAAGAAGTTCACTGTTACTGGTATTACTACAGATCCAGGCTTATTCCTAAACCAAGTAAACCAGAGAACTACACAACAACAAGTAGAGGCACTACCAACAGTTCAAAGATCAAAGGCGAATGATAGTTTTGCAGTTTATAGGGTTCAAGAGAACAGACCTCATGTGCCTGGCACATCTGGACAAGATGGTGTTTATAATGTCATCTTAGTATGTTCATCAATACCACTAGACAAGGATCTAGGTTTTGGTGTATCAATGAAGTCCTTCTCACAGGACGTAAGAAACTTATATCCACAACAAGATAGAGACAACTACGACTCAGATCCAGAACCAAGTATCACTCATGCTAGTGCTTCTGTTATAGGTGACGTTGTAACAAGTGACAAAAAGAGATCCATCACTAAAGAATCTCTTGGTTACTTCATGCAGGGACAACAGGTAGGTTATGCTGCTACAGGTGCAGTAATTACTGGTTCTGGTAATACCACTGTTACTCTGTTTACTGACGTTGAGCATAACTTCAACTCAGTCAAGGGATTAGAACTTATAACTCCTGGCGCTGGATATAACAACGGATCAGGAATTGCCACAGTCATCTATGCTGCAGACCTAGAAAACGTTGCCTTGATTGGACAGAACGCTTCTGCTAAGATAACAGTGTCTGCTGCTGGTACTATTACAGATATCAGTTTAGTTGATGGCGGTTGCGGATATGGTATAGGAAATACCATGACTGTATCATCATTCCCTGCTGGTGCTCCTACTACTGCTGGTGTTGTTTCAGTCACATCTATCTTTAACAACATAGGTGATGGACTAAACTTAACTGGTTTTGAAGATCCAAAACTAAATGGTACATTCAAGATCGTAGATATTCCTACATCTAAGTCTATTTCAGTTGAGATAGGAACTGCTAGAAATCTAGATCCATACTTCAAAGATAGAGATGACAGAAGAGTTCCAACATATCATTTATCAAACATTGGTGTTGGTGTAACTTATATTGATGTCACTGGAGAAACTGGACTTACAACTATTAGAGTTGACAACAACCACTCACTTGTGCCTGGAAACTCATTTGTAATTCAAGGAACTAAGAACCCACTATTTGATGACAGAAAGTTAGTTGTTGATGGTGTTGAGGAAGATATTCCCCTAAGAAGTATTACATGTAATGTTGGTATTATTACATCTGGTATTGCAACATCATACTTGTTGACTGATACTAGACTGTTTGGTACTGGTATATCTGCTAATGGTAAGTCATTGAGTGCTGGTGAGAACAACTTAGCTGGTAGAGCATCATACTTCTATACTGGTATATCCACAACTCTTAACGCTCCACTAACATCTACTGATACAACTATTACTCTTTCATCTACTGAAGGATTCAGAAGAGGAGACTACTGTATTATAAATGGAGAGGTCGTAAGATTTACAAGTGATAACATAAACAATATACTTCGTGGACAGTTTGGTACACTGGCATCGCCTGCCATAACAGGAACTACGATCAAGAAGATCAAGGTTCTTGCCATGGAATTACGCAGACCTTCGATCCTTCGTGCCTCTGGTCATACATTTGAATATCTTGGTTATGGATCAGGAAACTACTCTACATCATTACCACAGAAACAGGACAGAGTTCTATCTGATACTGAATCACTGACTGCTCAGAAGAAGGAACTAGACGGTGGTACAGTTGTTTACACTGGTATGAACGACTCAGGAGACTTCTTTACAGGATATAAGAAGTTATCATCAATCACTGGTGAAGAAGAAGTTCTTGAGGCACCAGTATTCACCTATGTTGGTGATGATGCTGAGGCTGAGACAATCAAGAGAGCATCAGGTGTATTTGATGAAGTATTGATTAGAGAGTCACTCACAGTTGAGGGTGGAGACAACAACAATAGAACCACACAGTTCTATGGTCCTGTCAACATGACAGAGAAACTTACCAACACATCTGATGATGGTATTGAGACTGTAACTCTATCACTTAGAGGAGATGCCCCACAGGGTAAGATCATCACAGTTGGTATTTCTACTCCTACATCTGCTGGAAGATCAGGTGATTTATCATTCGTGGGTGTGCCTGCGGCTGGTGGATACTTAGGACACATCTTTGCAGAGGGTGAGTGGAGAAGATTTGGTGCAGTTTCACAGGAAACAAATAGATCATTCTATAAGTTTGATCAGATAGGTATTGGACAGTCTGGCGTTGGTGTATTCAACTTCAAAGATTCATTTGAATGTAATGGTGTTGCCAAGATCAAAGACTTGTTTGTGTCTGGTATGGTTACATTTGCTGCCAACCAGTCATTCGCTGGTGTGTCATACGATACTCTAGTAATTAAGAAGAACGCAAATTTCTGGGGATACAATACCACAGGTGGTATATCCTATGAGGGAATCCCTTGGGAACAACATGGATACTACACACAGGTACATGAGGCTGGTACTTCCAGACTTTACAACATGGAAGTTGTTGGTACTTATGTAACATTCAAACCAGCATCACAGATAGTGGTTGAAGGACCTATGAAGTCCACATTCGCTGGTGTAAGTACATTTGAAGGTACACTTAAAGTTGGAAACCTTGAGAGTACAGGTGGTACATTCAATGGTACATTTGTCAATGCAGACAATGGTTCATTCAGTGTACTTGAAGCATCATCTAACTTATATGCGAAGGCTGGTATCATTACTGATCTACACGTTACAGTCGGTGTTGTAACTAATGGACTGTATGCTGACATAGGAATTACAACTCTATCTCACGTTGGTACACAATATGTCAATGAGAACAGAGTATTCACAGGTATTGTTACTAACTTACAAGTAACAAACAGTGCGACCATTGCTAACGAGACAGTTACAAATGCAACTATCACTAACCTAACAGTTCCTTCTGCTGGTGGTGGTAACGCAGACATTGAACTTGCAAACATTGCTGACCTAACCTGTACAGACATTACATTTACTGATGACTTGATCGGGCCAGATGCCTACTTCTCTAATGATGTAGATTCTGATGGATTGACTACCAGATATATTGGTAGTAAATATGGTCCTACTCCTGGCGTAGAGTCAGAACAGTTGACTATATTCGCTAACGCTGGTGTTTACACTTGTATCAGTGGTTTCGCTATGACAATGGCGAGAATCAATATGACATCAGGTGGTGATGGTCTTGCTGCTCCTAAAGTCACCGCTGACGTTGGTATTATTACTGCCTTGAGTGCTGGTAATAATGCAAACATGACCATTGAGGCAGGTCCTGCTGGACAGATTAAGTCATTCCAGTTTGAATCTACTGCAACCAATGTTCCTCCTATCAAAGTTGCATCTACATCTAAGTGTGTCAACTTGAACGCTGACTTACTTGATGGTCTTACAATGATAGACAGCAACTGGACGACAGGTGCATCTATCATGGGTAGAGACTCTAATGGTAGTACAAAAGTCAAGGATATTACTGCAACTGGTATATTCCAAGGCGGTGCTGGTGCCTTCCCTGATGGAATCACAGGTAATAATGCGACTATTGGTGGTAATAATGAAATCGCCAACCTGACTGTTACAGGTACATTTAACTCTGACGTTGGAACTGAGTTCGCTGGTAACTCCAACACTGCCACAACTACAACCAACTTCTTTGGTGCTAGTGGTAGAGTTCCTTACAACAGTGCATTAAATACAACTTCTACTAGTGGTAACTTCACATTTAACGGAACTAAACTCACTGTTCAAGCACTGAAGTCAAATACTACTATCGAGGGTAGTATTGATGGTAATTCAGTCACTTCTACAACTGCAACTAACGTGGTTGGTGCTCAGAATAGAATCCCATTCAACAATAATACAAACTCGACTACAACTAATGGTAACTTAGTCTTTGATGGTACTAACCTATCAGTCGGTGGAGACATTACTGCCTTTGCATCTGACATGAGATTAAAAACAAATCTCGAACAGATTGAAGGTGCTGTTGCTAAGGTATGTAAGTTAAGTGGATTCACATATGAGTTCAATGAGACAGGTAAAGGACTTGATTTACCAGATGGTAGACACGCTGGTGTATCTGCTCAACAGGTATTAGAAGTATTACCAGAGGCAGTTGCTTGCAGACCAATAGATGATTATCTAACAGTCAAATATGAGAAGTTAGTTCCTCTATTGATAGAGGCAGTCAAAGAACTTAAGAAAGAGATTGACGAACTCAGATTTGTTATGAAGATATCTCCACCAGATGATTTCTAATGGAAGATAGATACGAACCTAAACAGTTTCAAGATGGAGACTGGCATTGCGAAGCAATAATGGGGATTGAAGAGGTGAGAATACTTCACCACACGATCACCGATTATCTTGATAAGACTGAGGATATACCGCCAGTCAATAAATCCTACCTAGAACATATACAGAATAAAATGTTCGCCATGATTGCTGAATACAACCTAGAGTTATAAACTATGATCCAACTGAATATTATTGATGAAAAGACTCACAAAGTCTCAGATGACCTACATTACGAAGTAACAAGAATAGAAAACCACCCAATCATCATAGTTGACGAGGTGCTAGAGAACCCTCACGAGTTTATTAGTGAGATAGTATCTAAGTTGCCGATGCAATATAATGATTTACATAAAGGAGATCCAGACGAGGTATTTCCAGGCTATCAGTCAAAGTTACACATTGATCTGCCTGAGGTGTCTTTGCTTGTTGGACACATGATTCAGAAATGCACAGACTTTAAGAATATAGAACCCAGTGAAGTAAAAGTATCATATCAGGTCAATGCAATGCACAGCGACACAGATGTGAATAGAATTTCGATCCAACCTCATGTTGACCCAGCAGTATTCGCAACAGTTTTATATCTTAATCCAGAAGTAGATGCACAGGGAGGCACATCATTCTTTAGACACAAGGGAACTGGACTTACTAATATGGAGAATGTGTACAAACCATATAAAAGAACAGAGGAATATTGGAATTTTAAAGAGTGGGTATATGATTTTCAAGACAAGGCACTAGATCAGATAGATAATGATACTACACTAATAGAAGATGTTTGGGAAGAAGAACATCATGTACCAATGAAATTCAATAGACTGGTCATATATCCTTCATATATGTGGCATACTGCCGTGATGAAGAAGGGTTGGTACACAGACAGAACGAGAACTTCAATGTCTGGATTTGTGTGGCCTGACAGTTTAGGCATAGACATAGATGCAGAATGAAACAGACGGATTACTTCACTATATCTTTCATTATCGGAATGTTCTTTCTTCAGTCGATCATAGAAGATTGCTCGAATTATGTAGAGGAATAGATTTTCCTGATCCAGAAGAACCTGATCGCAGCACACACTTATATAAAGTAACTGGTTGGAGATCCCACTTTGAAGTTGAACCTCATCATGGGGAGATATATGATTTGATTCACAGGGCACATATGAAACTGATGCCTAAGATATACAAAGATTGTGGTAATACATTACCAGCAGACCCTATATACGATAAATACTCAGGGTATTGGTTATGTAAATACCCTGTTGGCGGTTTCCTGTCTCCTCATGCTGATGTAGATGCTGATGCTGGGTCTGTAACTTCATCATATACTATCAATGATGACTATGAGGGTGGTGGGATTAGATTCTGGGAGAAACATGACTTACTCTCAGGTGGTAACTCTGCTCATGTTTATCCTTGCAATCACCTATTCAAACATGAAGTCACCCCAGTTACCGAAGGCGAACGATATTCTGTTATTACTTGGTTCAGTTATCAAAAAGGAAAGCAATGGTTGATTTAGACAAATTAATTTCAGTATCTAACTCAGGTAAGTATCCTAACTTACTTAATAGTGTGGATATTGATGCCATAAAAGAAATCATAGAGGCCAATCCTGATTATTTTTCTGATACTACATCTAATCAGGCAGCGGCATTTATAAAGTCAGAGGGAAATGAAACTGAATATGGATTTAGTTCTATGATTCGTACAGGTATTAATCAATTCCAATACTTTGATGGTCATATAGGAGAGAATCCTCTATTCAAATATCTAGGGGGAGAGACTTATGCCTACTGGAAGAATGGTGTACTGTCAAATGAGTTACTTGTCTTTGAAGGTGTGCCTTTGATAGATGCTACAGTTGATGCTATATGCCAACTCACATCAGAAGTCACAGGCAATCCTGATACATCAATGCTAAAAGGATTACTGGATTTATTGGTGCCTGAGGAATTTGGTAACTATGAGGTATCTGTCGCTAAGATTAGTAGAATAGATAAGACAATCAAGATAGGATTATTAAAGACTGATTCATACTTATCAGAAGATGTTTTAAAATATGTTGGGACTAGATCGAATACAAAATTATATCAGAACATAAAAGGATTGACAGATTGCATTGATACGATAACCACTGACCAGACCAACAATCTTATAGAAATGGAACTAGAATCCAACGCTGATGGATTTGTCAAAGAGATTGGATTCTTTTTATCTACTCAGTTTATGAAAGATGCTCCAAACGGAACTACTCCTAATGATAATTTTGGAACATATAGTGAGAGAAGAGAATCTCACTTTACATCAGTATCCTCTATCATAGAGGTAACAAAGTCTCTTGATTGGTTTCCCTCTGACTGGCTTTCAGAACTATCTACATGGGAAGAGTTACCAAAGGGAGTCGTAGGTGGTCAACTAGCGACTGCCAACCAAGATGGTCTTAAACGTGAATTAATATATGGATTTAACTAGGTAGTTGTTACGTTACCAGTAGCCTTACTAGCACCGCCGCCTGGAGGACCTCCACCAGTGCCTGTTTTTCCTGATCTACCACTACTATGGTATCCGCACCCTTCTTGGTCTGCACCACCTGTTGCACCAGTATTTCCTATATTTCCATTTGAACCATTAGATTCAAAACTGCCTCCATCTCCTCCTTTGCCACCAGTACCACCAGTACCACCTGACCTAGAAGAACCGCCTGCTCCGCCTGAACCATTCCCACCACCTGTAGAAGCGGCTATCCATTGAGCAGTAGCAGAGTTCCAATAATATCCAGCACCTCTACCACCTGTTCCGCCTGCACCACCATTACCGCCTGCACCACCATTATTAGAACAGACACGATAACTACCTCCACAGAACCAACCTTTACACCTTCTACCTCCGCCGTGGCCACCACCGCCACCTTTACCTCCTTGACCGCCTCCGCCGCCACCTCCACCGCCACCTCTAATGCGGTTGTTGTAGTGACTTGTAGGAATTCTTACGTTTGATGAGGCAACTAAAGCAATTCCTCCACCTCCTCCAGTACCACTGTTTGCGCTACCACTATTACCAGAGTAACCTCTGACTACTGGAGATGAACTTGTATTAACGACATTTAATTCAAGGATACCATTACCACCACTGTTAAATCTAATGGCAGGGTCAGCATTGTCAGCAGCACCCACGTTACCATTGATGTTCATAGTCTTTTTCAAGTTAGACTGATAGATATTATTACCATATATTTCATATCTTGCCTGTAAATGAGTCCAGTTTCCATTTACTTCAGCAGTGACCGCACTTACTACGTTTCTAAGATTACTAAAAGATATTTGACCACTGGTAGGAACATTATTATTTTGGTTTATATTTGCTACCCCTCCACCCCTGTAGTATGAACCAATGTTATTGTTACCACTAAAGAGTGTTCTAATGGCATCTAAACCGATAGAACCAGTAGCAAATGACGTAGTGTAGTCCAAACTCACACTGCCTGCTGTGACATTTGATGTAAAATCCGAATAAACATTATTTGATACATCAGAGTATGTCTTTGCAGAAGTTACGTCATAACTCATTTCATATATCTTGTCGCCGTCTAGTGGGTCTATAGATACAATTTTGTCTTTTGATGCCCCATAATGGTTTGCTACGCCAGAGATATACTTTACACAGTCTTTTAAGTCTTTATTGTTTGGAAAGGTAGTGCCATTCAATCTAATGATTGGGTTTACAAATATGACACCTTCGCTCCAAGTTGCATTAGCAATATTCAACCACTTATTATAGTCCTCTAAGAAATCTGATTCACTAGGTACGATATGTATTCTCTTAGTTCCCTCAGTAGAATTTAAGGCATCATAGTCACTATTATAGTACCAGATACGACAAGTGAAGTCTCCAACAGTTGCGAGACTTTTATAGACCATATCATGCCTACAGATGTCTTGCACCTCAGATGGATTATTCTCATGTCTTTGTAACTCTGGATTATTCAGTATCTCGTAATCCCTTTTGCTCTGTTCAATATCCATATAAGTAGTGATACCTTGCCAAATCTATTTATTATGGTATAATATATAAAGTGTAAGTGCATCAAAATTATGAGTCATAAAGAAGATCTGACTAAGAGAGCGAATGATCTACAAGTAGAGATACAAGAATTGAGTAAAACCTTTGAACTCAAAAAAGAGGAGTTTTTAAAGGTACAAGGCGCTTTAGAAATGCTCCAGATTCTAGAAAATGAAAAAACAAGTACAGAAACTTGATGAGTTACTAATCAAGAAATCTAATCCTAGACTTTACAAACAAATGTATGGGGAATATGATAAGAAAGTCCACTGTTGCCCCAAATGTGGTAATTTATTTGTGGATTAGGGTTGACAGACAATAAAGATCATGATAGAATGGGTGCATGAAACAATTTCCGCCCTCCATTAAAGAATACATACCACTCAAAGGAAGCGGTGTGGCGTATCTCTATGAGTACACCAATATCGAGAACTTTATGAAGTATGTTGGTATTCACTTGGGATTGCCTGAGGACACTTATCTTGAGAGTTCAAAGAATCCTGAGTTTAGAAAGGTAATGGCAGGGTCAGAACCTGTTTTAATATTCAAAATACTACAATACGGAACATACAAACAAATGCAAGACGCTGAACACGCAATCCTCTCTGAGGTAGATGCGAGAAACAATTCAAACTATTACAATCAGAGTAATGGTTCGCCTTCATTCTCACACAAGTCACTAGACATACAGAAATGTGTTGACATTGATACTAGAAGAAGAAAAGGAGAGTTCAATGTAGGTAAGAAACCTATTGAAGATTGGGTTGATGTACCAAGATTTCAAGGTAGAGCAGATGAACTAGATCATAAGTCAGTTCGTAAGATCAAAGGATTGATTGAAGCAAATGGTGGTAACACAGACAACTGCGATCCTATATTCATCATACTTGGAGAGTTAAACAACGGAAACCATACTCTCACTGCTGCATCAGAGTGTGCTAAGGTAATTGATATACCAGTTGCAATTTTACCTGACGATATTGGTAAAACTCTATCTGATCTTGAGATTGATTACTTATCTAAACTTGCTAACAAGGAAGATGAGAAGCACAAAACATCAAATAGTAAGAAGGATATTGTAAAGACTCTGGTTAAGAACAAACTTGCAGACCCAAAGTTTGACTTTGATTCAGCAAGATGTCTTTCAATTCTAGAGGGTCTGTTGGTTAGAACTAAGAACGAACAGAACAGTATCAAGAAAATGGCGAAGTCTCAGTATATTACTGAAAAG